AGTTTCTATTATTATTGTAAGACGCAACTCCACTTGAAGCAACTCCATTAAAAGGATCTAAAACTAAATCACCTTCCCTTGTAAGCCATTTAACAAAAAATTCAGGTAATTCAGGATTAAATGGTGCTGGATGCCTTCCTGAACTTTCATCTCTTACAGTCGCAGCTGTATTGAATTGAAATAATGTTCCGGGAACTTTACCCAAAGGATTTACATTCACCTTTTTCTTTTTTGTGTTATCAGTTAAACCATTTTCATCAATAACATCATTCGCCATTACTTTATAGTCAAATCGTTTAACGGAAGCTTCCGCATATGGTTCTCTAATAGCGTTTGTATCACAATAAAAATCTTTTGGTGATTTTACAAAATGAAAGATATATTCAATTCTATCATTTAATCTTTTATTACCACCAGTCGGTAAAGCGGCTTTCTTACCCCAAATATATCTATCGTATAACTTGAAATCTGTTTCTCTAACAATACGACAAACCAAATCCATAACATAAATACTTCTCTCACCATTAGATACCTTATCATTTATATTCATAATAAATGAACCATCATCGGCTAACTTATCATAAAAATCTTTAATAACCGGTATAAACCAATCAGCGAAAGTATTCTCATTATATAATTTAACTTTCTTACCATAATTTACCGTATTAGCATAATCAGGTGACGTGACAATAAGATTAATTGACTTATCATCCATCTGTTTAATCAACTCTTCCGTTAATCCTTTATGTATTTTATTTATTTCCAAACCCATCTTCTAATTCCCAATCCAAAGGGACTCCATTTTTATGTTCAAATCTTTTTTGTAATTCACCTGTTTTTATATATTTGTTATAAAACTCTGGATTGTACATTTCAATCAACCTTTCATCCCAAGAGATTTTATCTATTCTTCTCAACAATTCAATCCAATGTTCTTTAATTAACCCCTTTTTAAACTCCCCATTTATTAGTTGGAAATTAATGACATTAATTAAATGAGGTATTGTCATATCCTCAGTTTTTTTAATTTTAATTAGTTCTCTCATTCCACGTATTATTATATTTTACCTTACTCTTTTCCTTTGTAAAAACAACCCAATAACAATGATATTTTCTCGCATGCATTTGAACTTTATGTTTACCTGATAATATTCTATTTTTAGTTGTTTGAATAAACAAATCCTTACAATAAAATCCGTGTCTTATACCATAGTTGATTACTTCAATGTGTGACAAATATTGTTTTGATGAACTAATAGTATCTTGACATTTTACAATTAAAACACCATTATCATTTATAATTCTTGAAAACTCCCCTATTGCAGCATCATAGAATTTCCACAATTCTTCAATGTTTTTAAATGAACCAAACCTGCTTGATATTATATTTGAACCCACCTTACCTTTAGAAGTATTAGGTGTCCCAACGATAAATGGTGGATCGAACATAATACTATTTACTGAATTATCAGGTAGTGGTAGTTTATCCGCAGATGCTTGAATTGTATCTTCAGTTTGTGGGTATAAATCAAACTTATGTTTTGGTTCCGGTATAATTGTTTTCTTATAGAAATTACCTTTAGAATATGTCGGATCCACATCTATTTGTCTAGATGGAATATAAAGTTTTAATATGCTATCAATAATAACTGACTGTTCATCCGATACGGTTTTAATAACATCCTTATTTGTTCTTGCAAATTCTATCATTTATATATTACCTCCGTGATTGTTTCTATTACACCATAAGTATCTAACTTACTTTTTAGTTCTTTCGCTTTATTAAGATACCAAGCAGCTTTTTTAGCATCTTGTTCCAATGGTTGATTTGGTTTATCACCCATACGCATTTTATACTTAAAAGCGTTCATCTCACAAAAAGCAATTGTTTTTTCAACACCCCAAATATCTACCATCATATCAATAACTTCTTTACTAAAAGTATTGTAATGGTTTGGGTGATTTACGTGTTCATATTCCTTGTTTTCCATATATACAAGGGTAATAAAAAAAATGTAAAAAGAAAATCTATTTATAATACACTAGATAGTGATGTTAATTTTAATAAGGCATCCAATATTGACCTACAATTACCGAAATCAACATTAGTTAAAATACCATTTAATTTATCAAATAAAGCTAATAGGGATAATATTATGGCTAATCTAGCCTTTGTTTTTTCACCCACAATTTGTAGTATTAAACCTTGTATTATCAACCATATATTATCAGCAACTAAATTATATATCTTACTATATATTTGAGTTATAATACTTTTAATCATATCAAATAAAGATTTTGTGTATGTCTGTAAAAAGCTTTCAAAACCTTCGTTCCAATCACCACCACCTAATTCAGTTAATATAGCAAATAGCATTATTACTTTTGGTGATAATAATAATCTACTCATATTATTAGGTATTTGTTGAATTATGTTTAATCTAAAATTTATATTTAATGTAGGTAAAGAACCAGGACTTTCATTTATTGGATTTCCACCAACCCCATTAGCATTATTTTGATATGAATTATTTAATACACTATCAATGCTATTTAATACGCTATTTAATTGGTTTATTTCATCGTTTATCTGACTATAAGCATCCAACACAGTTTCATTTGTTATTGGTGTTTGTATAGGCTGACAAAGGATTTGATTTATTTTATTTGTAAAATCATCAGATATAGTATCATATTCATTGTATTTAGCAATTCTTTCAGCTAATATTTGACTTAAAGGTTTTCCTTTATTATTTAATAAATCTACTAATATAGCGTCTTTTTCTGTCTTATTTTTACCCACATCATTCAATGTCGGAGCACAAGCATTTCTTACATCATTAATCAATCTATTTAAAAATTGTAATCTTTTCTGTAATTCTTTATTTGGTTTTTGAGACATACTAAATAAAGATTTGAAAAACTCATTATCAATAATAGTAAGTGAATCTACATAATCATTCACAAATACACTTACAGGTTGATTCGCGTATTTAGGATTTATTCTAAAACTTAAAGATTGTGTTGATTGATTAAAACTTATATTTGTTAGTAAATCTTGCCAAGATGTTGAACTAGCACTTCCATTTAATGTATCATATATAAATCTATTTAATCCATTATCTACTTCATATGCACCACTAACATCATCTAATGGACTTGTTTTTAATAAAAAGAAATAGTCTATACTAGATACAGAAAAATCAATATCGTAACCAATTGTTCCATTAGTATATTCTGGTTTTATAACAAAATCATTATTACAGAAGAAAGATTTTAAAATAACTTTTTTTAACCCCTCTTTAAGATTTGTATTAATTGAATCTATATCACCTAAAACAGCGTTTAATACATCTTGGACAGCTTGTTTCTTACCTTTCATTGTTCCAAGTAAGTCCATAAGGAAATCAAAAGGATCATCTTTAGGTATTCTTAACGAGGGTAATGAATAGTTAGTTAATTGTAATACAAGTTTTTCCTTTTTTAATTGCTCAATTGTAATTAAAAAGTTCTGAACTCTATCTAAAATAAGTTTTTTATCTGCCTGTCCGGTATTAGCCATTAATCGGTTATATTTATTTTACCTTCTTTTATTTCTTTAACCAATTTACGCATTTCGGCTTTTTGTTCTTTTGATATTTGTTTAGTTGAAGTATCATCATTTTTAATACTACCTTTCTTATTCATAATATCAGCCATTAGTTTAGCTAATTCAATTTTTTTACCAATTGAAGAATCTATTACTTTCAATAATTCGTTATTGATTTTACCAACCATAGCTATATCACTATTCTCTTCAACATTTTTTAAATACTTGTTGAGTAATCCTAAAGCCTTATTTCTTTGGTCTATGGTTTCATTATATGCTTCTTGAAGTAATGAGGTTAAACTCTCATCATTTATTTCTAATTTTTGCTTTGCCATATATATAAATAGATCTATAATATATTTTATATATAGCTGGTCTAGGTTCTAGTTATTATATAAAGCTATTATGATCTAGGTTCTAGTTATTATATATATATTATTAATTATTAAGGTCCTGGTCAATATAAATATATAAAGCATAAAATAAACATTTATTTATTTTTTATTGAAAAATATTATATTGTTATAGATGATAGAATTAAATGAAATTTCAAAAGTTAAAGCTCTTGATATATTAAAAAGTTATGTAGGTGATAACCCTTATATCTTGGAATTAAAAAGAACAAGAGAAAAGAAATCATTCTTACCTATAACTGAAAATCAAGCAAATTATATTATAAATAACCATACTTTTCAAGTAAAAGAAGTAAATAAGTTTTTGGATTTAACTAATTTCTTTAGGAACTCTTTAATGAGACAATTTAATATTACAACTCAAATAGATAAAATCCTAATTGAAAAGATTGTTGGGGAACAAGAAAAGGTATATCATGCTCAAGTTAAATTACTTAAAAATAGGGATTCTGAACTTATTTGGCTACCAAAAGCTCAACTAAATGAAGATTTATTTAGGGTTATACCTGAAGTAAATGTAGAATGGGATAGATACTCTTCAAGGTTTCCTATGAAACATCAAGAAGAGGCAATTATTAAATTATTACAAAATGATAAGTTCTTATTATTAGATACTCCAGGTCTAGGTAAAACAGCCTCATCAATTATCGCTGCTTTGGAATCTGATGCTAAAAAAATATTGGTTATATGTCCAGCATCGCTTAAATTAAATTGGAAAAAAGAAATATCTATATATGATGATTCTGATAATGTATCAATTATTCAAAGAGAATGGAAACCTAATAAATGGACAATTATAAATTATGATATCTTAGATAAGTTTAATACAATTGAAAAACCTAAAAAAGGGAAAAAACCTAAGTTCAAGTTCCAAGAATACGATGAGGTTGCTGTTAATAATCAAATATTAAATGAAAAGTTTGATTTGATTATTTGTGATGAGGCACATTATTTAAAATCATCAAGTTCAAATAGAACAAAACACGTTAAAAAAATAGCTAAAACAATTAAAAAAAGGTGGTTTTTAACAGGAACACCAATCACAAATAAACCTGTGGATTTGTTTTCATTATTATCTATGGTAGAACATCCACTATCAACCAATTATAATTCATTCCTATATAGTTATTGTAATGCTAAAACTATGATGATTAAAGGTAGAAGAATTATTAAAGCTGATGGTGCTTCAAATTTAGAAGAATTAAATAGAAGAATTAAACCTGTTTCAATTAGAAGAAGAAAAGAAGATGTATTAGATTTACCTGATAAAATTATTTCACCTATATACTTACAATTAGATGATGATGATAAAATTGATTATGATTCATCTGTTGAAAGATATATTCAAATGAGGGAAGAACAAGGTAAGAATGTTTCATACGCTAAAAAACTTGTTGAATTATCTGTTTTAAGAAGATGGGTTGCTGAAAATAAATTAAAGCATACCAAAGAACTTATCAATAATTCATTAGAATCGGATAAAAAAGTAATTGTATTTACCGATTATACTTCAGTTGTTAATACATTAAGAGAAGAATATAAAGATATTTGTGTTGTTATTAATGGTGAAACAAGTCAAAAGGATAGACAAAAGGCTGTTGAGGATTTTCAAAATAATCCAAATGTTAGATTGTTTATTGGTAATACCGTTGCGGCTGGTGTTGGTTTAACTTTAACTGCTGCTGAAGTTGTTATTGTGAATGATTTAAATTGGACACCTGCAAATGTGGATCAATCATTAGATAGAGCTTTCCGTATTGGACAAACTAAAGACGTTATTTGTTATTTCCCACTATTTGATGATACAATTGATACTATTGTGTATGAAGTATTAGATAAGAAAAGAGACATTATCAATATGGCTATTGATGGCGTAATTGATAATAAAGGTGTAATTGAAGAAGTAATTGATAGATTGGATAATAAGTATAAAAAGTAATTACTTCAAAGCGTTTATCAAAGCCAATTTAATAGCATTAGATAATACTGTTTGTTTAAATGGAACTTCTTCATTTATTTCAAGCATCATAGCATTTGTAGATGTTTTATAAGTTCCAGTTCCTTCCATTATTCTAATTCCGTTTATTACTTTAACTTTAATTTCCGTAATTTTATTTTGTAAGGCAAATCCAGCAATTCTAAATGTATTTTCGGGTAATCCAATATAGGTTATTTCAACATATATTGGTGATCCGTCTTGACAAATATCAAAACCTTTATCTTGTAAAAGATCCTCCGTAATTTGTTTAATACCAAATAATACGGATCTATTCTCAATAGATTTCATTTCAGTTTTATTATAAACTGAATCAACTTTTACACATTGTCCAAATGAAAACAATGGAAGGAATAATAACCCAAATAATAAACTTTTAATTGTCATAGCCTGTTCTTATTATATAAAAATTAGTCACACCACCATTTGTTAGTGGTGATGACGTAGTTGTTTGAACTCCCGGATATGTTAATCTCAAATCCGTTACTGATAACCTAATTGTAGAATGTTCCGTTTGTGTATATATTCTATAATTTGGTATAGTCCAAATCAATCCTCTACGTTTTTTTATTTGTAAATAAATATCTGAAACTGAAAAATTATTATCAGTATTTAAATCATACCTAAAATAATCAGCTCCGTTAATAGTTCTTTTATTAAATATAAGGTTGTTATTATCTAAAGCATTAGTTCTTTGTGGTGCTGGTATAGATAATGTATCTAATATTATTCTCCACTCAATAGAAGGGTTAGATGATCTTAAAATTGAATAATCCCCACTTGTATTCGTTAATACTGTTGTATCTAAAACCCATGTCCCATTTGATGTTATATAATCAAATTCCAATACATAGTTAAGCATCGCTGAGTTTGGTAAGTCATTCCATCTACCACCACTCACAAACTGAGCATAATCTTCTGTTCCTGAATTATTAGGCTCACCACCATTCCAATTAGAATAAGGGTAAATACCAAATCTATAAGCATTAAACATATAACTTCTATTCACTTCATCGTCTGTCCAAACTGTATTAGATACTTGAAATGAACCTAATCTAGCGTTAGCAAATGTTCCATCACCCATATTTGTATTACATTTAGACGCGAATGTATAATATAATTGAGAAGGATACTCTCTTACATAAGATAATGACGCAAAATTAGTTCCATTTAAATATCCTTTTAATTGAGTTCCTGAATGTGTTAAACATATATAATTCCATTGATTTAATGTTATTGTTGTACTTACACTTCGTAATCCACTTCCACTCCAAGTTCCACATCTTAATGTTCCTGTTGAACCTGATACATTTGTTATTTCTATTTGAGAATCATACCAATTAGCATCAACTATCGGAGAACCTTGTTCTGATATTAATACACCAGCATCTGTTGGATAACACCATAACATTAAACTAACAACCCCTGAATTAAAATAACTTCCAAGATTTTCAGTCATCATATATTGATTCGTTCCATTAAATGAAATATACTTACCTGATGTTGCAGTATATGTTGGGGTATTATATAAGGTAGCGTTAGTTCCTTTAATTGTATTTTTAACTAACGTAGGTGATGTTGTTTTATATGAGTTAGTATCAGCAATATCATAATTAGCGACTAAACTTGTCGTAACCGGTAATTCAGTCCATCTAAACCCCCCTAAAGGTTCTGAAAAGAAATATCCACTTGTTTTGTCTTGATAATACCCAAACCACCCTGAAGGCCATGTTCCAAACACAAATGTATTTTCAGCAGCATTAGACATTGTAACTAAATGTCCTCCCATACTTTCACAAGTAGATTTAGAACCTAACCAAGTATTAGTTGTTGTTGAACGATAATAAGAATGACCATTATAGTTTGTTTGAGATGTAAATCCTGTAAGGGCTGATGTTGTTCGTTTCCAAAATTGTATTCTTATATTAGATACACCCACATTATTTATACCAAACACCCTACCTGTCTGAGAAAAGTTTTGACCTTTAACAACTGACGATAATAGTAGTAAAAATAATAATATCTTTCTCATAAAGTTAATTTAGCTCCGAATAATACTTGATAATTTATTAGTTGTTCATTTACCGAATATGTGGTTCCAGCCGTTAACCCAAATCTAAATGATTTAGTCAATTTATAGTTTATATTCATAAATGGAAGTATCAATGGTTTAGATTGAAAGATACTTTCGGTATAATATTTCATATATGGAACATATACCGCTACTAATATAAATACAGCATCTACCTTTTTAGTTAGTTGTCCTCTATACATTCCACCACCAAGAGTTAATAAAGAAGTTAATGTTTCTTTATTTAACGCTCCATACATATATCCAGCACCATATAACCCAGTAAATTTTTTTACGTTATCTATTCTTATAAATACTAATGTATTACTAAAACTATTCGGTAATAATGACACACTATTAGAAACTAAATCTATATGCTTACGAGCTGTTTTTTGTGTCATCCAAGACCTAAATACTGTTATATTCCCTATATTAGCATTTATTGTAAAATCGGCTGATACACCTAACGATGTCTTTTTATTTCCTGATATTCTAATATATGACATTGTGGCTTTAGCGTCTTGCTTACTATCAGCAGCGGATTGCATACCAACCAAATCACCTGTTAGCAAAATTGCTGGTTTATCTGACTTTGAGGTTGCTTTACTAGTTGATTTAGCGGAATTAGATGCTTGTTTATTTTCTTCTTCTTTAACCTCTTCTTCTTTTTTTTCTTCCTCTTTCTTTTCCTCTTTTTTTTCTGAACTACCACCGGAAGCTGATGATCCTGAATTTCCACCACCATTACTACCACTAGAACCACCTGAATTTCCACCACTATTACTACCGCTAGAACCTCCCTCTGGTTTATTGGTGGAAGTGGTAGTATTAGATCCAGTTCCGGTTGTTGCCGATACATCGGTAGGTATAGAATTAACTCCTGACGATGTTATTGATGTTAACATAGATCCTAATGAAACCACATTATTGACTACATTATTAGTCACATTTAATACGTTAGTTGTGATTGTTTGAATACCTATTTGAGCACAAGGGTTTCCTTTTCCGTATTCATTATAAACTGAATTAGCCCAAGCGTCAAAAGTTCCGTTTTGAAGTTCTGTTGGTGTAAATGACTTTACTTGTCCGTAATAATTCATTACGATAGGTAAAGTCCCATTTAATCCTGATACATTAATACTTTTAATTTCTTTAGTACAGGGATCAACATAAGAGTATGAAATAGATTGGGCTTTAACGCCTGATATAATTATTAAGGAAAATAATAATAAAAAACTTTTAAGACGACCCACAAATATCTCCTTTCAAATCATAATAAAAATTATCAATTGGGATGTCTATAAATCTGAATACGTCTATACTATATAGTGTTTTTACCTCTATTACCACAAATAAGGTTAAGGATAATATAAAAACAACATATAGATATTTAAGAAAACTAATTAGTTCATTGAACTTATTTTTCAAATATTCCATCTTTAATCATTTTGGATACTACCCTAGAACAAGCTGTTTCTAAGGATTTTCTTGTCGAAATACCAACAGTTGACTGTGCGAATTTCATGTCAAGAGACTTCAAAAATGATTGACCATATTGGGTGGCTTCACCCATACCGGAACCTACTCTAACTTGTCCAGATTCAGCATCAACAAACCTAATTTGTAGACCTAATCTTGTAGTTACTTCTAATTGCTTTTTACCTGTCGTATAGGTTTCTTGCTCATCTACTGAAAAATCATATACTTCAATATAAACAAAATACTTTGCAAGTTTAATTTTACCTTTACCATCTAATTTGTTTTCAGTAAAACCTTTAGCACTTGCTTGGAATTGTTTAACCATTTTAAGTTTGATTTCTTCTTTATCTTCAGTAAATTCGAATCTATTTGTACCTTCTAAGTAATCTAAGGCAATATTTGTAACACCTAACCCTACGTTCTTTTCTTTAAGAATTGGGTATGAGGTAAGGACATTATCACTAATACCGATTGAAAGAACTTGAACAGGAATTGGTTTCCCATCGTAATCACTTACTACTTGTATTGATTGTTTCTTTTCAAAATCAGCTGTGTATTTTTCTGTTCTAGTTGTTCCACAACCAAACATCATAGTCGCCCCTAAAAGAGCTACTATGAAGTTGATTATGATTTGTTGGTTTATGATTTTCATTTCTTTGTTGGTTTTCGTTATTTAAGATTTATTACCAAGGCGCTTCTTCCTTTGGTTCTTCTTTTTTCTTTTCTTCTTTAACCGGTGCTGGTTTTTCTATAACTCTTTCTTTAATAATTGTAGTATTTCCACCACCACTATTATTTTGTTGTTTTTGTTCGTTATTGTTTGATAAATTAATTACAACAGGTGCCGCTGCCGGGGCAGGTGCTACTTGTTCTGTTTTAGTTTCAGCATTATCATCTGAATGTCCGTTAAAAAATGTTGTTGTTAACCAAGTACCCGCACCAAGTATTGCTGTTGATAGAGTACCAATAATAGTTTTCTTTAAACCTGAAAATGTTCCATCGTTCGTGTTTTCTGTTTCTTCTGCCATAATATTTCTTATATTTATATGTTTATTCTATTACATAAATACGCCGTTTATTAGTTTTGCACTACCAATTATTTTACCATCACACTCAACTACTGCTGTATAAGCACTAACTGGTAAATCTGTTAAATTTGCAGTGTATCTGTATTCACCTTTTGGCATTTTACCATTAGTTATTTCAGCAACTTTATGTCCGCTCATATCTATAAAATAAACCATAGTATTATTATTATCAGGAATATTAAATTGAACTGACACTATACCTGTTGAAGGATTTGGATAAACTAATATATTTAAACTACCATTTAACCTTGATATAATTGGAGATGTTTTAAGAACTTCTACTCTACCATCAGTAGGTTTAATACTTAAATCTTTAGCTGTTGAATTACCTACGAATTTACGAGTTACATATAATGGAGAACCATTCCAATCATCTTTAGGTTTTTTAGCGTAAAACTGCATTACAACTACTTCATCACCGTCTTTAACTTTATTTTTTTCACTCATATCTACACCACCCCATTCAACTACACCATCGTTAGGATTTGTAAATGACATCCATTTAGCTGTTGAGTTTAGGGTTTTTACACCTCTAAACTCTAATAAATCTGTATCGTATTTCATTGCTAATTGCACAGCCCCTAATTCTTGTCCGTTAGTTAAAACTGTTACCGGAATATTAACTAAATTACCTTCTTCAATTTTTAATGTTGGTAAATTAATTTCCATTTCATTTAATGAAGCATAATAATCGGTTGTTTGATCTATAATGAAATTAGGCGCGTTTAATGGATTAGTTATTTTAATTGGAACTAATCTAGCCATACGGAAACCTGTTTCATTTACGTCACCTGTTGCCAATACATAAACTGTAATTGAATCAACACCTTTTACGATTGTATATGAATAATTAGCACTTCCTGGAATATCTAATGAATGATTAGTTAAACTATCTGTT